GCATCAGGGTCACCCCACACTTCTGCATACCAGTCACGCACTGCAGGGGCATCGTTGAATTCATCGCCCATGCTGCGCCCTGAGGCCACATTCTGAGCAATCCGGCTGACTTCTGCATCGATGAAGCCTTGGAAGTCCTCGAGCGGGTTGGGCACCTCGACGACTGCAACGGTTTTGCGCCCCTCAGGATCAAACGTGGTGAGCTTTCGTGTCTGGGAGGTGGTTGCCACACCTGGTGCCGGAACCGCAAGCTGTGGCACAGACTTGAGCAGGCGCTCAAGGGACTGCCCCTGCTCCTCACTCACTGCGCTCACAAGGCTGCGCACAGGCTTGCTGATGGCCTGCAGGGGATAGACCACCTCAGGAATACCCAGGGTGCGCCGAGCCTGCGCCACAGCCAACCCAAGGTCATCGGGATCGACTGGCACACCCTTGCTGTCTACCTCGTAGCCGAGCCCTCGAAAGTAGCCCTCTGCAGCAAGGGCAGACACCCACCCGAGAGTGGAGCGCAAGGCTGCCCCCAGCTCCGTCTCTACGACTCCGGCTGTCTCGTCTGCCTGGGTGAGGATGCCCGAGAGCACCGGACCGGCAAATTCAAAGGCGCTCACCTCTTCGCCTGCTGCTTCCCTGCGATCGATCTCAGCTTGCTCTGCTGCAATCTGCTGCCCTACACGCCGAGCAGACTCAGCCCCCAGCACTGGCTGCAGGGCCATCGCCTCAATGACCTCCTGCTCTGCTGTGGGTGGCCCCACTTCGCCTGCAATCCGGCGTTCAGTCAAGAACTCACCTGAGGGCAGCACAGCCGGTATCTCCTCCTCGATGATGCGTGTGGGCCGGAACTGGGGCAGCCCCTCAGTATCTACGCGCCTGGGTTCCTCCCTGCCCGGCTGGATGACACGTTGGGCCTCTCGGGCCTGCTCGGCTCTTTGTCTCTCGAGCAGGCGTGCACGTTCCCCAGCTACTTCCCCTGGTGGGATGAAGGCCTGCCGAGCCTCCAGCTCCTGCACGGTAGCAGCCTGCGCCGCTTCCTCTCGGGCCTGCGCAAGCTCAGCAGCAGGAGGGATGGCAGCCACGGGTTCAGGCGAGGGCGCAGCAGGCCGGGCAGGGATGCCAGGAAGGATGCCCTGCTGCTGCAGGATGGTGATGACCTCCTGCTCAGACATGTCATCTGGGAACTCATAGACTGTATCGCCTACCTCGTAGTCCATGCCTCACCACCTATTCAAAGCGCTGGGTGTCTGGGTTCCACTTGCGCCGCTGGGGGGCAGGCTCGGCCTCCCCTGCTGGGGCTGCTGTGATGGTAGTTTCGGGCAGCGTGGTGACAACCCGCTCAGGCGCAGGCTCGGCTTGAGGGGCAGGAGGTGGCGCAGGGGGTAGGGGCTGCCCACCTGCCAAGACCTGCTCAATGGACTGGAAAGCTGTGGTGCCTGGTGCTGCCAGCCTGACAGGCTTGCCCCGCTCGTAGACTGCATACCCTCGGTCTGTCTTCCGATACAGAAAGCTCGGGTCTGTGGGGTCTCGCACAATCTCAGACACTGCAGGGGTAGGAGCAGCAGGCTCAGGCTCATCAAGATCGATACGCCGGAACCGTGAAGGCTCCTCGAGCAGGGCCAGACCAGGAGTGACAGGGCCAGCTTCTGGCCTGCTCAGGCGCTTGGTAAAGAATGCCTGCTGGTCAAACTCCTCTTCAAGGGCTGCAGTGATTTCAGCATCTGCTTGGGCTGCTTGCTCCTCTGCTTTGGCCTCTCGCTCTTTGGCTGCTCGCTGAAGCTCTCGCTGTGAGGGGCTGGCAAGGTTGCTGGTGGTGTACTCCTTCTGAGCCAGGGCAAAGGCAAGAGCCTCCTGCAGCTCGTCACCCTTGAGCGCCTTACCGAGCTGCCGCTCCAGCTTGGTGATGTCGTAGGGCCTGCCTGCTGCATCCAGCTGCTGCACCAGGTCACGGGCAAGCCGCTGGGGCTTGGACACAGCCTCAAGCTCGATGTCTGCCGCAAGCACATCGTTAAGGATGTCATCCGCCTGAATCATCGCATTGTAATACGGGCTCTGCTGGTACTGCAGGTACCTGCCCTGGTTGCGCTCCGGGTCATACCCCCGTGCTACGAGCTCGCGGCGTGCACGCTCCCTGCCCGGGTCTGTGTACTGGGCACCAGGTGCCTCTGCTCGGGCCTGCTCGAGCTGAGCGATACGCGCCCGAGACTGCAGCACCTCGGTCTCAAAGTTTGCGCGCTGATCGTTTCGGTATGCTTTCTTTGCCTTGGCTTCATCGTAAAGCGCCTTGGCAAACTCAAAGTCCTCAGCGCTGGCAAAGTCTTCAGCAGCCAGGGTGCCGTCTTGCATGGCTGTCAGTGCAGCCTCAAAGGCATCCTGCTCGGTGCTGAAGCTCAGCCCCTTGGGCGCTGCTGTCTGCTCTCGACGTTCCACAATGGCTTGCCCGTCGTAGCCACCTCGGATGCCTGCAGGGCCTGCGAAGAATGCAGCCTCCAGCTGCTGCTGCAGTGCACGCTCAGCGGCCTGCTCCTCAGGGCTGACTGCTCGAGGTGCGCCGCTGGGAGCCCTGCCCCTCGCCACTTGCTGCAGCTGCCGTCTGACGAGATCGATCTCACCCTCTTCGATGCCTCCACGCTCGAGCATGCGGACAATCTCAGCGCCCTGCTCAGGTGTGGTGTCTGAGGTGATGATTTCCAGGGCTGTCTGCACCGCTGTGACTGGCTGCGCCCCTGCACCCACAGTGACTGCCCTGAGCGCTTCGCGCTGTGCTCGAGGTAGCTGCAGGCCTGCTGCCCTACCTGCTGCCCCTGCTGCCACCCTGCGCCGTTCTGCATCCTCACTGGCATACTGCTGCTGTAGCAGGGCCTGAGCGCTGCCCAAGTCCTGAGGGCGCACCCGAAAGACCTCCTGCAGGTTGGTGAGGTTCTGCCGTTCGGACTGCACCAGGCTGTCAAGGTAGTTGAGCCTGTCCTGCTCGGCCTGGATGTCTCGGGTGATGTCCTGGTAGCGCTGAAACGCTGCCACAGTCCGAGCATACTGCTCAAGGTATTGGGGTCGTCGGCCACGGAAGCTGGTGGTAGGCATGGCAGTCTCTCAGGAGGGGACAAGACCGCCAAAGGAGCGGTCTGTAGCTGTGGGGCCGTACAGGCGCAGCAGGTCAATGTCAGACAGCTTGGGCACCTGCGCCTCTTGCATCTTGGTTTGTTGGGCCATCTGCAGCGCCTGCGCGCCTACGTCTGCAGCCCCACCCAGGGCACCGGCTACCGTTGCTGCGCGAGCTGCGCGCAGGGCTGCATCTGCAGACTGTTGCTGCACCTCGAGCGCTGCAATCCGTGCACGCTGCTCCTGCTCGGCTGCTTGCTCGGCCTGCAGGATGGCTGTCTGCTCCTGCTGCTGCATGGTTCTGAGCGCCTGCTGCTCAGCCTGCTCCTGCAGGAAGAATTCACGGCCACTGATGGCCCTGCCTGCTGCCTGCTGTGCTGCCTGCTGGGTGAGCGCCATCGCCTCGAGGTCTCGGGTAGCGCCCATCTGCGCAGTTTCAAACTGCCTACGCAGTGCGCCCTCTTCGCGCTCTGTGAGCCCAAGCTCACCCCTGCGCCTTCTGGCGCGCAGCTCGCGCAGCTCAGCCTCCTGCTCAGGGGTCAGCTCTGCTGCACGAGCTGCACGGATCTGCCCAACACCTTGGGCTATCCCTGCGCCTGCTCGAGCTACACCCAGTCCGAGCAATCCGAGTGTGATGGGGTCTGCCATGATTCACCTCAGAGGTAGAAGGTCTCGATCGATACGCCCCAGTTGACCACACCTGCACGGCCTACCTGGGAGTGGGCAGCAAGCCCAAAGCGAGTGGTGCCAGGCCCAGACAGTGTGTGCATGAGGGTGCCGTCCCGTGACTGATACGCTGACTGTGTAGTGTACAGCCTCTGCGCGCCCCTCGGTGCTGTGACTCGCCAGGGCTGCAGGGCACCGTTGGTGTTGTTGACCACTTCCTGCGCATGATCGATGTACGTGCTGCGCGCAGCCTCCACACTGCCAACATAGGGGCACACCCAGACAAGGCGCTCCAGGGTGTTGCTCTCAGTGCCTGCCCCACCTGAGTTGTCTGGGCCTGCCTCAATCTCCCACCAGTAGTGGAAGAGGATGCTGCAGGCCTTGCGGACCTGGATGTCAATCGCTGTCTGTGGGATGGCGTGGAAGGTGTTGCTGCTCGTGCGACCCTGCCCGCTCCGGTATTTGGTGCAGAACGTCAGGCGCACCATGCCGCTGTCACTGCCCCCCTGGTGGCCTGTGACCCCATGCTGCACCTGACTGAAGGGCTCATACCTTGGGGGCTGCACATGCCGGGTATCAATCCACTTGGCTGCCTCCATATCGCCAGCGACCACACCAGAGTGCAGATAGACGCGCAGCGCCTCAAAGTTGCCCTCAAGGGCAGCGCTGGTGAGGGTGGTGCCATCCACAAAGGTAGTGGGAGGGGTGTAGCTCATTTGACCCTCTGCTTGAGCACACTGAGGTTGCCGCTGGTGTATTCCAGGGAGGCACCTGTGCTGTAGGTGGGGTCATGCACCAGGTAGTTGGTGGTACCCACAGACCAGGGGTGCATGATGCCCTTCACCACTACGCGCAGGCCGTAGACCGTCTGGGCGCTCACAGTCCGAGGCAGGTACCAACTGCCCGAGATACCGCGCCACTTGACGTTCCCCTGGTTGCTTGCACCATCCAGCTCACCATTCAGGGGGTCCGCATATCGCAGGTCTGCAGGCACTACGCTGGTGGCCTGGCAGTCATTGAGCTGGTTGCCGTACTCCGGACCGATGGTACCCGTGAAGTCTCCCTGGCCTGTCACAGTCTGGAAGTTGGTGAGCGCAGAAGAGGTGAGGTCGTATTCCAGGTAAAACGCCCACACAGCACCCCAAGTGCTTGCAGCTCGAGTGCTACCACCAGTGGCAGGGAAGGTGTAGAAGCCGTGGCTGCCTGCTGTGTTCCAGTTGCTGCCCGGGTTGGGCTTGACTGAGAGGTTCCAGTACACCCGCAAGATTTCATCTACAGCAACCGTCAGGCCTGCGCCAAAGGACATAGTGCCTGTGATGGCTGTGGCAGCGGCAGGCATGGCAGTCATGCCGTTGACTGTGGTGGTGCTGCTGTGCTTGAAAGAGGTGGCACCCAGAAGCTGTGACTGTGTGTGGGTCACTACCCACCCAGGAGTGAACTGGGGCAGGTCATGGGATGCATCACGGGCATTGAACTGGTTGAGGTCCGTTTGGGTGTAGCTGCTGAAGCGGTCATTGAGGCTGGCAGCATTGAGGGCATCCCCATCCCTGACTGGTCCGTCTGTGATCCTGCTCATCTCCACCTCCCCACAGCCAAGTAGCGCATGCCCCAGAGGTGAGCTTGCGGCACTACGTTGCCCGCTGATGTGAGCAGGCAGTCATCTTGTGAGGCACCGTTGATGCGCCACTGCAGACGGATCTGGATGTCACCTTGGGGCAGCAGCTGGCTGCCCAACACCCGGAATGCCTCATGGTAGGCAGGCCCTCTACGCTCTGCGATTGTGACCCCATTGGCTGTGATGCGCAGGTTCAGATAGCGCGGATTGTAGGGGTAGAATCCTCCGTTGCCCTCTGCCATGCCTCCCATAATGTAAGCATTCCCCACCCACTCGAAGTGCAGCATGCCCCCCTTCCAGCCTGTCAGGGTGATGCCGTTGCCTGAGCCTGCATTGACCCAGCCACCCGGGTACACCCGGAACGCGGCAGCGTTCCAAGACTGGGGGGCTACTGCACCCGTAAACACTGCTGTAGTCTGCTCACCACCTGAGGGGTACGCTGCTGCATGGTAGACCCGCTGCAGGGCGTAGTCCTTGACCCTGCTGGCATCTGCATACTCTCGTGGCAGCTGTTCCCGATCGAGTGTTGTGATGCTGCTCTGCTGCGCGCGCAGCTCGTCATTGACTGCACCGGGAGAGGCAGTGGCACCGGTTGTGGCGTCTCGCTGTGTCCACTTCTTGCTCATGCCCGCCTGCCCATGACCACCTTGGTGCCCTTGGTGGTGAACTCGTATTCATGCCCCACGATGGTGATGTCATCTGTGGTTTCCAGCTCGAAGCAGAACCATGCAGCAGACATGTGCGCGACACTGTAGCGCAGGGGCACCAGGCGCTCCTTCTGGTATGTCGTAGCGCTGCCCAAGATGGCTGAGTCGAGTGCGGGCAGCACCACAGCATCAGGAGGCTGTGCCAAGTAGGTACGCTCGATGACAGGGGTGAGGCTGAAGTCTTTGTAGTGGCGCAGCGTGATGTTGACATCGCCCGTTGTCATCACCCAGATGGTCACGTATGTGAGCTGCTTCTGCAGCTGGGGGTCATCAGCCGAGAACCAGGCCGATCGATAGGTGCTGGTCGGTGGGTCATCATCGGTCATGGTGTCGTCAACAATGGTAGACCCCAGGGCGCGCTTGCCCGAGAGGACAAACAGCCCCCTTTCTGTGTTGCTGTTGCCTGTCTCGCTGCCTGTGTTGTGACCGAAGATGACTGTGCCATCTGCTCGAGCTGCGAGCGCTCCCACAGGGAAGCCCTGCCGGGTAGACCAGGGGCTCAGGCGCTGGGAGTCCACCAAGGCCAGCCGGTCAAGGTGCAGCACCAGGCCCACATTGGGCCGGTCGTTGCCATTGGCAGCAAAGTACACATGGTACTCACGCATGGCTGCAGAGAAGATGCCCACAGCCTTGGGCAGGCAGTCAGGGGTCATTTTCTCAATGAATTCATCCTGCCCCACAGTCAGGTTGACTGCATCTTGGATGGCACCACCCTCGAGCCCACCAGTGAGGGCATAGACCCCATCTGTAGCCAAGAAGACCACACCCAGGCCGGGCACTGCCTGGATGGTGTGAGGGCTCACACATGTGATGCTGTTGCTGATGGTGGTGACCTGGAAGTTTGGGTAGCTGCCCGTCACCACATCAATGCCACGTTCACGGAACACCAGGAGCGTGGTGTAGTGGGCAAAGAGGCCGGTGATGGCCCCACCCTCACTGCTCAGCTGGATGAAATCAGCAGCCCCAAACTGCTCGATGAGCCCTGGAGCCGAGTAGTACAAACTCAGGCCATCATCGATGCCCCCATCCAACCACAGGCTGCCCCCAAACAGGGCGCTGAAGCGCGCTCGAGGAGCAGGCAGGGGACCGGTGGCAAGGTCTGGCTTGGGGAGGTTCAGGTTGCTGGTGCGCAGTGCATCAAAGAATAGGTCTTCACTGTTGTTGTTGATGATGTCCACATAGTACAGGGTGGTGTCCCCCTGATACACATAGTCGTCGCTGTAGTTCTTGGTGCGGTACAGCTTGCGGGCAACGGTGCCCTCTGGGCCAATGGGGATCTGCAGCCCCACAGCATGCCGGAACCCTGCTGTGTCGGCATCTGGCTCCCATGCCACTGTACCGAGCTCGGATGCAGGCCCCTCACTGCCTGTGTTGGTGATGAAGCTCACCACATAGCTGAAAAGTGCCTGCCTGCTCTCGTCGGCATCCCTGCCCGGGAAGCCAAGACCCCACCTGGCACCATCTGGCAGGGCTCTCGGGTCGCTGGGGTTCCACAAGGTGAGTGCATCCCCCTGGGTTCGAGGCTGGTAGCCGTTCGCATTGGCAGCCGGCATGGGCTCCACACGCAGGGGCTCAGGCGCTGTGGGCAAACCATCAAAGCCAAAGGGCCTGATGCACTGCCCAATAGCTGCAGCGCTGTCTGTTAAGTTGCCCAGTGGCCACGGATCGATCAAGACAGGCCGGTCTACCCCGTTGGTGACAATCACCCCATAGGGGGTGTCCGTGTACCAGGACCCTGCCTCTGTGGGTGTGGGTATGTGCCTGCCCGTTGCGAGGGTGCGCAGCACCAACGTGTTGAACCCGAGCGGCTCGTACAGGTAGTAGAGGGTGCCCTCAGACTCAAAGAGGGTAGCCTGCCGTGCACCGCCTGCGAGCTGCTGTGCAACATGCAGCGATGTGATGGGGCCAACAGACTGGAAGGGCTCCCAGTTGTTGTAGCCCACCCGGTACTGCTCGTAGCCTACACGCGAAGACCACCCACCTGACACCCGGTCAAGGGTCCAGTTTTGCAGCTCACCTGCATCCTGCGGGTTTTGAGGCAGCCGAGTGGCCACCCCTCCTGCAAGCCTTGTCTGATATTGCGACTGGTTCATGGTGTGAACGTCAATTTGCCATAGGGGTTGCGCACAAAGCGATACCCTGCAGTGGGTGTGCCCTTGATGATGCGTCTGGGCACCTCTTTGAGGTAGCGCTGCTCCATCGCCTTGAAGAGGATGGCTTTCTTTCGCCCGTAGACCTGAGACAGGGCAGGGTTGGCCACCTTGAGTGTGAGGTTCTCAAGCGCCGCATACGCCACAATCTGCGCATAGGCAGCAGGCACCAGGGGAACGTCTTGGTCCTCCTGCATGCGAGTGGGCGACACCACCAGGCGCACATTGAGGTCTTGGTCACTGCTCGGGTGAGGGTACAGCTGCACCGCCTGGTAGAGGGCAGACTGGTTGAACCGGTACCGGATGGCGCGCGACTGAAAGCCCTGGGTGCTCAGGTGGCTCAGACGCAGGTCTGGCTTCAGGCTCACCCCTGCTGTGGGTGCTACTGTGTCCACATCCACAGGCAAGGGGTCCTCAGTGTCTGCATGCCGGATGCGAACAGGGGCAAGGATGTTGGCCTCTGGGCAGGTGAAGTAGTAGCGCCGGTACAGGCCGGTCACGTTGTCGATGATTTCAGGGGTCAAGATCAAAGTCTGGTTGTCTGCCAGGCTGAATGATGCCACCTTGCTCAGGGCAGATTCAAAGCCGCTGCTGACATCATCCCGGTAGCTGGGAGCGTTCTGCCCGTTGGGTGCGAAGACGTTGACCATGTAGAGGTGGATGGTGCGGACACCCTGAGAGACTCCTACCACCTGGCTCACCCCTCGAGGCACCTGAGGGGCTGGCACTCGTCTGCCCTCACTGGGCAGGTAGGCCTCAATGGTGCCGAGCAGGCTGGGGTCAAGGTTGGCGTCCTCCTGTTCCCACTTCGAGAGGAACAGGGCTTTTGCAGGGATGGTGCCCACATGGGGGTCACCCACGTTCTGCACAGTCATGCAGTCACTGGGCAGGTAGACCTCTCGCCGCTTGACTGTGACGGAATAGGTGCCTGTGGCACCCGTATAGTCGCGGTCCAGATACAGCCGGGTAGTGAGCTCCACCCACTGCACCCGGTAGAAGTGGCTCACCCCTGCGCTGTCTGTGAACTCGAGGGAAGCCCCTGCCAGGGCGCTACCTGGCTTGATGGCGGTACCAACGTCAAAGCCCACACCTGTGACCTGCGCCTGCCCGTTGGTGAACGTCAGGTTGAGTGTGGTGTCGGTCCACACCTGCAGTGTGCGCTCACTGCTGGCGAAAGCCCAAGGCCTGTCCGTCAGGCACCTGGTCTGGGCATCGTTCAGCAGGCTGACGAGCTGCTCCCGATACGTTTCGTTGCTGGGGTCGTAGTCCAGCAGGTTGCCACAGAAGTCAAGCAGCTCACCCAGGTTCATGGCAACACCTCAAGAAAAGAGCCCCAGCCCCCTCGAGCAGTGAGGACTGGGGCAGGGCAAGCGGCCCGAGAGGACGTTGGGCCGGCCTGCCCTGGGGGGGACTCAGAAGGACTTGTAGATCCAGGCAGCCACCAGGCCTGCACCAACCCGAGCCTCCAGCGTGATGCCAAACGCCGGGCTGATGTCGCCTGCAACACGTCCATCCACAGTGCCAGCGCTGGTGCCACCTGCAGTGAGCAGGTTGCCGAGCCCCACACTACCGTGAGTGCTCACCTGCGCGTAACCACCGATGACTGCGCGCACCTGCTCTCCTGCCGTGGCTGCTGCGAGAGCAACACCACAGGACAAGCCGTTGCCGTTGGCCACCTGAGCAGCCTCGGTGACGTAGAGCACACGGTCTGCACCGGTCTTGCTGGTGTCGAACGCAACCACATCACCTGCAGCAATGGTGCCACCTGCAATGAAGGTCTCCACCTGACGACGGTTGGAAGTGTCGCCTGCAATCGAGGTGGGGCTGGTGATGCCATCACCCAGGAACTGAACGAGAGTTGAAGTAGCCATGATTCTCAGGCCTCCGCGTCGAGAAGGACACCATGCGAAGCAAGGTGACCGGTGACAAGCTGCATGCGGCAGAAGACCATAGCGGCTTCAGTCGCAGTGCCAGGAACGGGCATCATGTCCGAGACCTCGAAGAAGCCATCGGTATCGGCGTAGAGCTGAAAGTTGCTGCTGCTCAGCACATAGGCCGAAACAGGCTTCGCCGGGTTCTGCGCCGTGAAGCCAAGGTTGGGCTCGACGTAGATCTTGGCTCCGCGCCACATGGCAACCATGTCACGGTCAAGGCTCTCGCGGTCGCCTGCGCTGACGTAGTTGACAAAGGACTGCTGCTGCTTCTGGAAGGCAGCGAAGCAGTTGGGGCTCATGAAGATGATGTCAGGGAACTCACCGGATGGGTTGCGAATTTGACAGTCAATCATGAGCTGATCGAGGTGCGACAGGTCAAAGTTGGCACCGGAGTCAAAGCTCTGGTTGAACCAGTTTTGCGCCTGGTAGGTGGCCTTGGAGAGACCGCCCACACTGTTCTGCTGCGCAGCTGCTGCCACACCCTCGAGCCAACCAGTGCCCGGAGCAGTAGTCATGCCGTTGAGGGTCTGCAGGGTGGTGAGGCTGGACGAGTTGCCCCGGATGACCTGCTTGCTGACTTCCTTCTTGAGCCCAAGCATGACGTTCTTCATCTTGGATTCAAGGATGTTGACCACAGCGAGGTCACCCTTGTTGGCAGCCTTCTCAACAGCGCTGAGAATGATGGGCTGGGTGAAGTTGCTGTACTCAAACTTGGCAGTCTGGAAAGGGTCGGTGACTGCCATGCTGACAGGCTCGAAGCCGTTGCTCAGCTCGGTGATGCTGCTGTGCTCACCGAAGATGACAGGCTGCTCCACTCGGAGACCACCGGACACCTTGACCAGGTTGCCCGCAGACTCGATGGCGCGGAAGAGGGGGTGGCTGAGAAAGCTGTTGTCAATGAGCTTGTCACGCAACAGCTGCAGCGTAGTGCTGATGACTGACTGGGGTGCCAAGGTGGCCTCCACTGTGGGTTGATGGCTTGCGGTATTTGAGGCGTGCAGTGATCGTCACTGTGCCGATAGCGCAAGCCTCCACAGTGGGGTGGGCTCACATGGGGGCACTATAGCATGGTGCTACTTACGGTGCATAGCTTGAGCTATGGCGAGGATGTCTGCAGCGCTTGCACGCTTGAGGTCACCCCTCGCAGGCCTGCCCTGCACTCCTGCCCGTCTGGGTGTGCCTGTGGCTTTGAGGGCTGCCTCTTTGGCTGCCCGTCGCTTTGCCCGCCTGCTCTCCTGCTGCTCAGCCTGCTGCTGCTTGGCTCGCTTGCCCCTCGCTGCCCAATAGGCTGTCTCGAGGTCAAGGCTCTCGTTCTGCTCCAGGAGGTGCTGCACCTCGGAGCGCAGGCCGTTGTCATTCTCAAAGTCTGGGTGCTGCTGCAGGAAGGTGCGGTAGTTGTCCTGCGCTTGCTGCTGCTCGTATTCGGCCTGCATGGGCTCCAGCACCTGCTGCAGTCGCTTGGTGACCTCTGCCTCAATGCGGGCCTGGATACTGGCCTCGTTGAACGGGTCATACTCGGGCAGCTCGTCTGGCACCTGCAGGGCTTGCTTGCCCTTCATCAGGGCTTCACGCTCAGCGAGGAAGTCTTTCCGCTGCTCGGCAAGCTCTTGCGTCTTCCGGGTGTAGTCGGCCTGCATGCTGCGCATCAACTTCGCGATGTCTGGGGGCACAGACTTGACGGCCTGCTCCCAGCTCAGGCCCCTCTTCTTGGGTGCCTCCCCTTCTGCCTGCTCCTCGACTTCTACCTCTGCCTCTTCCTCCATCGCCTCAACCATCGCCTGCACTTCTGGGCTTGGCTCGGCCTGGGTGGCTTCTGGCTGCTCGGCTTCTGGATGCTGCTGCTGTACTTCTGCGAGCACCTGCTCTGCTACTGACTCGTGACTCATGTCCTCTCACTGCAGGAGCTTGATGGGTTGCCCCACCTGTCTGTACCAGGAAGGGTTCCAACCTGGCGCAGTCACAAACTGCACAGGCCGGCCCAGGAAGGTGGTGCCAAGCTCCAGCACACTCACCCCCTGGATGCGATTAACAAGGAAGGTCCGCCAGCCGGGCAGACCCCCTGTGGCTGTGGCGGACTGGGGATCTACGTAGAGGTGCAGGTAGACACTGCCGTTGTTCCCTCGCCAGATGGCATGAGGGTTCCCCACACGCTGCCCCAGTGCCCCGGGTGTGCCCTCAGGCTGCCACTTGTCCTTGTAGAAGAATGTGACGGGCTGCTTGCGCTCGATGGCCTGCACCAGGTTGCCCATGACTCCACCCTCATAGGAGCGGTAGTAGGCCTGCTTCCGGCTGGTTGGAATGACGGTCTTGGGACGCTGCCCGAACCCGAACAGCTGGGCCAGCCTTGCCCTGATCGATGTGAAGGCCATGAGGTGCCCCTATCGGCGCATGCGCTTGCTGAAGTCAAACACCTCTTCCTCTTCCTCTTCCACCTCGCCATCTGGCTCAATGGTGGTTTCTTCGATGACCTCCTCTGGCTCGGCAGGGGCATCGAGGAACTCGGCAAAGGCCTTGTCTTTGCTCAGCTGCATCAAAGCTGCAGTGATGGCAGTAAGCTCAGCATCACCCTTGATGTCTGCCAGCTCCACGGGGAACGGCTTGCCGTAGTCGCTTGCTGCTGCTGCCATCATCGAGAGGAAGCGCGCAACATCTGCATCCATCGCTTCCACGGGTGCGCTGTAGCGCTCAGGGGTGAGGTCAAGCCCCATGACCTTGCCTGCTGCAGCAATCGCCTTGGTGAGGGCGCTGTAGACCTTGGCACTGTAGGGGCGCTCAGGGCGCGGCACCAGGTCTGCCATCTCTTCACCGATAAGCATGTCTTGCTGTTCTGCGATGGCTGCCAGGTCTGCAGGCATGCCCTGCGGGGCTTCTGTGGCGATGACAAGGGGCATGGGTCACAATCCTTCTGGGGGCATGCCCCCTGCAGTGGGGAACGGTAGCGGGGCAGCAGCAGGCTCAGCCTGCTCGAGGGGCTGGGGCTGTGCCTGTGCAAAGCTCTCGGGCAACTGGTAGGTGCGAACGATTTCCGCAAGCACCTGGGAGGGGTCTGCACCGAGCTGCACCAGGAGGGGAGTGAGACGCTCCAGGGCCTGCTGCTTTGTCAGGTCACTCATGGGGGTGGTGCCTGCATCCACTGCCCAGTAGCTGAAGTCCCCTGTGAGGTCATCGGCACTGAGGATGGTGGGGCCTACAGGGTTGGGCAGGCTCAAGGGCTCGGCATCATCCCCCAGCACCACACTGAGCATGATGTTGTAGGTCTTCGCAATCGAGGTGATGACACCATCACGGGTGCGCGCCATCCGCCCCACCTCGCTCGAGGTGTAGGCCGCAAGCAGCTGCTGCTCTGTGGCGGTCGACTTGGTAACCTCTCCACGAGTGAAGGGTGCCAAGAGCCCAGCTTGTTCAATGTCGGCCTGCACTGTCTGGGAATACAGCGTGATGTCTGCAGGGATGGGCGCTTGGGGCACTGGCATCATGTTGCCCTCGAGGGGCGCGCCTGGTTGTAGGTCCACCTCGATGAACTCTCCGTCCATGCCCTGTGAGATCTTGGCAGCGCCATCCTCAGAC